GTTGGTGAAGACTTCATGTTAGCAACTGCTGCTGACATCGTAGCGGATCCTTCTGCACCTGATGCTTTTGTTGATGGAAGCATGGAAGGAAAAGAGTGGGTATGGGAAGGTAGCATCCTTCGCGAAAAGAAAGCGGAAATAACCAAGACCCGTATAAATACCCTCGTAGACCAAGGAAGACTCGACGAACAGAAGTTAAATCTGTTCAATGACTTCCTGTCGTCACTATAAGTTGCTTTAACTTATAAATAAATACAGATTATACAAGGTAATCGGAGAGTACAAATGTCCAGTGGTAACGATTTACAAGAAATGGAAGTAGGCACAACTCAATCCAAAACCGCTGTTAATGCTAAGGCTTCTGCGCCAATGGCACCTGAAACCAGTGCAACCTCTGTTGCGACCCCTGGACAGGCAGCGTCTTACGAGGATCTGGGTGGACCCACTCCAGAAAACAGCAAGCCAGATGATAACAGCAATGCGCTGAAGACACCTGGTGCTACGCTGAAGCAGGTCAAAGATGTAGTAAACAAGGGCGCAGCCCCTGCTGATGCAGCAGGTAGTTCTGCAACTTCAGTTTCTACCCCAGGTCAAGGCGGTAAAATGGAAGAGGTTGAAGCCGAAGGCGAAGTCGTCGCTGAAGAAGAGACTGCTGAAGAAGCAGTTGTTTCTGAAGAGGAGACTACCGAAACCACCGACGAGACAGAAGTCGTAGCTGAGTCTGAGGAAACCACCGAAGAAGAAATTCTTACTGGTGAAGAACTCGATTCCGCAATCGAAGAAGATGTTAACGCACTTCTTTCTGGCGACGAGTCACTTTCCGAGGAGTTTAGAGAAAAGGCAAAACTAGTTTTTGAAGCTGCTCTAGGCGCCAAAACCAAGGAAATCTCTGCACAACTCGAAGAGCAGTATGCTACTGCACTTTCTGAGGAAGTTGCTGAAATCAAAGTAGAACTAACCGAACGTGTAGATTCATACCTTGAGTATGTTTCTGCTGAATGGTTAGAAGAAAATGCTCTGTCTATTGAAAATGGTCTCAAGTCTGAGATCACTGAATCCTTCATCACTGGTATGAAGGGTCTCTTTGAAGAACATTATGTATCAATGCCTGAAGAAAAATATGATGTACTAGAGAGCATGGTACAGAAATTAGATGAAATGGAGACAAAACTCAACGAACAGATTGAGAAGAATATCTATCTCAATAAGCAGCTTGGTGAATCCACAGCTGAATCTGTTTTCAACAGAGTTTGCGAAGGTCTCGCTGTTTCCCAAAAGGATAAGCTTGGATCCCTCGTAGAGAATGTTGAGTTTGAGAGTGAAAATGACTATTACCAGAAGCTGGTAACTCTTAGGG